TATTCTTATATTTATTCATAACATCACTAAGATATTGTTCCGCTTTCATCTTAGGTAAATTACCAACATCTATATAAAATACTCGTCTTTCTGGTGCGCGTGTATATCTATATATAACAGCAGAATTCTCAAGCATAACTAATTGATTTAAAGGTTTTATAGCTTTATGTAAATGACCAACCGAATGATTCTTAGTAGAATTTCTCAAACCAGACGATATAAAACTTATAGAATCTAATTCTATTGGAATGCCTTTAAGATCTATATCCTTATCAATACCATTCTCACTATATACATAATATTCCTTAACCGATTCAATAATATCATCTGCATTACGTTTAACTTCTTTAACCTTTTTAATCTTTCTTGGGTCAATTCTTCGTAATTCTTGTATACCTTCTTTACGTTTACTTGGATCTATTATTATATGATAATAAAGTTTTCCATCAATATACCAATTACGAAATATATCATATGATGACATATTAAAATCTAATTTCTGTAATATTTCAGAAAATTCATTAGATATCTTTTCCGCTACCGGTTTAGATATCTCATCTGATATTGCAATTTTAATAATTTCAGAATCTTCAGTTATAACTGATTCCGAAACTATATCATCTATTGCCAATTCAACTTCAGCATTCATTGACATTTGACGATACTTATTTATTAGTTCATTATCACTTTTAAATTTATCATCAAAATTATAAAAGGAACCAGAAAAATTAGTACTAGACACCATAGTGGAGTCATCGAGAATATTACCATCTTTCGGTACGAAAGATGGTAAACTCTTTTTCTTTTCTTTACCTAATGTAAACCCAAATAATTTCATAATATACTCACCATTCTATATTAAGTGAATGCCTGAACAATACCAGCAGCTTGACCGATCGCACCAGCTACTTGTGAAACCGTACTAGAATTACCACGTGTCCATAAGTCATATGCAAACGTCACAGTAAATTCTTCAATTTCATCATTAGTGCCCCAATTTAAATCAATAGCTTCAATCTCTGTGGGAAACATGTTTTTAAAATCATATACCGCAAGAGAACTACCATTTTTACCTAACTGTTCGACAAACCCGTCCTGATATACGTTAGATGCCACGGTAACTCCAAAGGGGTCAATTCTAATATTTGATTCTGGAGTATTTATCTCGTCCATCCATTTCTCAAATTTACTCCTAATTGACCAATTCTCATCATTAATAATAGTTACTGTCCAATCTTCATATGTTCTATTACCAGGTACTTTTAAAATTCTACCCATATAATTAACATCAACTGATGCTATGGTTGATGCCGGTATATTCGCAGCCTTACACATGAATGAGAAGGGGGAATCCATCCCACCAATGTGAACCTTAAATAAATTAGGTCTAGCACCGCCTCCATATAAATTTGTTTTAAACGTGTTAACATTAAACATTTTTTATTCTCCTTATTTTAAAATTATTCTTATTATATTTATATTTAGAATTTACCAACGACTTCATTAAACTCAATGCCGGTAGCAACAGCAACAAAATTTAATTGAATAAAGTTAATTGAACGACTTGGTTTTATGTATATATCACCAATGAATCTATTAGAATCAATAACCGTTGGTGTATTATTAGTAGTATCACATACAACTTTAAAATCATATATTCCACGCCGTCCTTTAACATCACGTAAGAATGGTTCTACCATAGATACAAACTGAGATCTAGTAAAATCATCATTAAACTCAAATAATGTTTGATTTGATGCAGCCTCTATTAATTTTTCTAAAACTATAAATAATCTCCGAACATTAATTCTATCAAAAGATGTAGATTTTCTAGTGAATGTCTTATCACCATACAATATAGTACCTTGTCCTGGGAATGTACATACAGGATTTATTGACTTCTTATACAACATATCACGGTCTGTTCTATCTTGTGCAAACCGTAATTTAGTAACATTTTTAATACCACCACGATTAAATCCTGCAGGAGAGAACCATGGGTCTCTGTCCTCATCAGTTCTAGACATCACACCCGCTATATCACCACATAATGGCACCCATCGATAACTGTCACTAAATACATCATATTGATATTTAAAATTAGAATCGGCAAACGCATAAGTCTGCATAACATGGTCACCCATATTACTTCTAAGAGAATCAAAAAATGTAACAACGTCCTCTGTGCTATTTGACATTGTTATATGTGGGGATAAAAGTGACACAATATCTTTTCTAGAATACGCAACATCCACTAAACCTAATAAAAACGTCTTATAATCCTCTAGATTTAAACCGTCACCAGAACCAAACAATAAAGATATATCAGATACTTCTTTATTCCTAAACGGTAGCATTGCAGTTTGCCAATCAGATAAATTAACATCACCGTTATTCCCATCCGCTAATATATATTTATGATCTCCACTTGCCAAGAGATTTACATAACTACGAACATCACCAGTAAGACTACTATTCCAAACGTTTCTCTGTGTTGGACTTTCCCTATAAGAAAGTGGTACACCTAGTACCCATATTAACTCTGATTGTGCATTAATGGTATTAATCCAATTTGAAGTACCTGAGCTTTTACTAAGGTTAACAAAAACCTCACTTATATCTTCATAACCAGTATCATCTGACTGTGTTACCACAACTGCTAAGTCATCAGAATTATCAAATATCATATCTAACTTATCTACAAATAATGAATTCTCTATAGTGTCTATATCAACTAAATGAACTCTAAGTTTATTGCCAAAGTCACCTGCATATCTGGCAGCAAAAATAGAATCACCAGTATAGCCATCAACAGTATCTTCATTTAAAACTAAAACCCCTGTTGCAGACCTAACATTATATGATGCACCCACACTTTCCAATATAAACTCACGCAAAACACTACTGTCATATAATGTATCAGTAATGTATATAAATTCATTTGTAGTGCTATCTGGTAAAATACCATATTGTGATACTGAACTTAATTCAGAACCACCTGAAAATAATTTAATAGAACCACCAGTATCTCTTGCAGCTGTAGGTAAGTTGAAAGTATTACGTTGTGGTACACCAACTTCAATACCAGTTACCGCAGTAAAAGATGCCTCGGATGATAATCCACTATAATCATATGTAAGAGTATTTAAATCTAAATTGGCACCAGGTGTCATAGCAGTAACCACTATAGTACTAACACCCGACGCATCTATTGTGACAGTAACTGTTAATACTGCTGGAGTTGCACCAGATGAAGTAACAGTTATAGTTCCACCAGTAACCGCACTTAAACCAAATGATGATCCAAATACAATAGTAGTAAGATCACCAGGCACATCTAACTCTCCACTTACTGTGGTATCAGTCCACGTACTAGTTACATCACCAACTGGATTTTTTCTAAGATTTGGTAAATCTGCAAAACTAAGTCTCACATCATCACCCAGTACATCAATAGTCCATGGATTATAAGTATCACCATATAATGGAGAATCCCCTGTAGCATAATCATATGCCGTTAAGAGTTTTACCCAGACTAATTCATCAAGAGTTTTAAAAATTGTTGTTTGTCCTAATACATGGTCAAAATTCCCTGTCCAATCAGTAGGCACTCCAGTTAATACATTAGTATCTGATACTGTAGTACCATCTGATGCTAAAGGATTACCAGATACATCATACTGTGTACCAATTGTATGACTTGGAGTTGAATCAGAAGTACCCTCAAAAAATGATCCCATACTATATGGGGAACTTGTAAACTCCGAACCAAAAGTTCCAGACCAACTAGAAGGTAAAAGTGACACACCATCATTCACATAATTATTGTTTGTTTGTATTACACCACCAGTGCCAGTATTAGAAAAACTTATAAATTTATGAATAGTTTCGGCAGTTGCAACTGGTACAGAATCTACTGCGTTTCTTGTTGTTTCCGTATTATATAGTCTAGATACTTTTAAATCACGTGAGTAACTTAAGTAGTTTTTAGCAGTCATAAACGACATAAAACTGTCACTTGTTGGTTCTTTAAATATATCTTTTAATTCTGTTGCTGTTGAAATTGTAGTTACTCTGTCAGGTAACCCTAACGGCCCCC